GAAGTCTGGCGGCGCTGTTGATGGTATTGCCCAACGCGGCAAGACCAAGGGCACGATGGTCAAGATGGCTGGCGGCGGCAAGTCCTGCTGAACATGAGACCGAGCCGTGGTATGGGGGACATCAACCCCGCCAAAATGCCCAAAGGCAAGAAGATCACCCGCAAGGATGATCCGAACAAGGTCGAGCTGTTTGCGGACGGCGGTAAAGTCAACGCTGCGGGCAACTACACCAAACCCAGTCTTCGCAAGAAGATCGTGTCGCAAGTAAAAGCCGCAGCAACGCAGGGTACTGGCGCAGGTCAGTGGTCGGCTCGTAAGGCACAATTGGTTGCCAAGAAGTACAAAGCCGCAGGTGGCGGGTACAAGGACTGACGTGAAAGCGCCACAGAAATCGCTCAAAGATTGGGGTGACCAGAAATGGCGCACCAAGTCCGGCAAGCCGTCTTCCAAAACGGGCGAGCGGTATCTGCCCGAGGCTGCAATCAAGTCACTGTCGCCAGCAGAGTATGCGGCCACCACCAAGGCCAAACGTGCGGGTAAAGCCGCAGGAAAACAGTTCGTGGCGCAGCCCAAGAAGGTCGCCAAGAAAACAGCAGGGTTTAGATAATGGCAACCTCCGGCGTAGCAGCATTTAACCTTGACTTGACCGAACTGGTCGAGGAGGCGTTCGAGCGCGTCGGTAGCGAGTTGCGCACTGGCTATGACCTGAAGACGGCACGCCGGTCTTTGAACCTACTGTTCGCTGACTGGGCCAACCGTGGCGTGAACATGTGGACGTTTGAGCAGGGTTCCATCACGATGGTTCCGGGCACAGCCACATACAACCTGCCAGCAGACACTGTGGACCTCTTGGAGCACGTCATACGCACGGGCGCAGGCAACGCGGCCACACAGGCAGACTTGACCATCACACGCATCAGCGTCTCCACCTACGCCACGATCCCCAACAAGCTGGCACAGGCCCGACCAATTCAGGTCTGGATTGAGCGCTTGCAGGAAGCTCCGCGCATCACAGTGTGGCCCGTCCCCGATGCCAGCCAGACCTACACGTTCGTGTACTGGCGTATGCGCCGCATTGACGATGCCGGTAGCGGTGTGAACACGATGGACGTTCCGTTCCGTTTCATCCCCTGCATGGTGGCGGGCTTGGCCTATTACTTGGCAATGAAGATTCCGGGCGGCGTAGAGCGCCTTGGCGTGCTCAAACAGCAGTATGACGAGGCTTGGCAGCTTGCAGCCGACGAAGACCGGGAAAAGGCTTCTGTGCGGTTCGTTCCACGCCAGATGTTCATTGGAAGCGGTACGTAAGTGGGAAACAGGTTTTCCTCCGGCAAAAACTCGATTGCCGAGTGTGATCGGTGCGGGTTCCGTTTTAAGCTGACGCACCTGCGCCGCGAGACAGTCAAGACAAAGGTCCGGGAGATTCTGGTGTGCGCAAGCTGCTGGGACCCTGACCAGCCGCAGTTGATGCTGGGTATGTATCCGGTGGATGACCCACAGGCAGTACGAAACCCGCGTCCTGACCGCAGCTACATAGCTTCTGGGGTACTTGCAGACGGGTATCAGGGCGAGGGTAGCCGGAACATTCAGTGGGGCTGGGCACCTGTGGGTGGGTCCAAGTTTTTTGACGATACGCTTACCCCAAATTTGCTAGCATTGGCTGTCAGTATTGGCACTGTTTCTGTAACAATCACATGAAAACATGTACTCGTTGCCACGCCGTTAAAAGCCCAAGCCTGTTTTATGCGCAGCGCATGAATAGCAAAGACGGGTACCAAGCACACTGCAAAATGTGCGATAACCAAAGAGTGGCCGAGCGCAAGCTGCGCAACGCAGAGCAAACGCAACACACGCAAGCCGTGGCAGACCGGAATAAGTACGCAAAGCGCAAAGAAATAATACTCGGGCGAAACAGAGGTTGGAAAGCGGCAAATCCCGGAAAGGTGCAAGCAATGGACGCCAAACGGCGTGCCGCTACCATCCGAAGAACGCCCCTCTGGCTTACAGCAGACGACAACTGGGTTTTTGAACAGGCATACGAATTAGCTGCGATGCGTACCAAGCTGTTTGGGTTTGTGTGGCATGTTGACCACATTGTCCCGTTGCAGGGTAAACTTGTGTCTGGGCTGCATGTGCCGCATAATCTCCGGGTGATTCCAGCAATAGAAAACCTGCGCAAGTCAAACAAATTTACAGTTCAAACGACGTAAGGAGTCGATCATGGCATTCAAATCAGCAGCAGACGGTATTGCTTCCAAAGGCAAGACCAAGGGCAAGAACCTCGGTGACAGTGGCCCAACCGCCGCCATCCAAAAGGGTGGCAAGGGCGGCGCAGGCGGCAAGACCAACGAAGAGATGAAGAGTCTCGGTCGTGGTTTGGCGAAGGTCGCAAACCAGAAGCGGGGTTAATCATGGCTAAAGTCAACAACCTCTCCGCTGCCTCGTACGCTAAGCCACACACCATGTCCGGTAAAGCCGTGACTGTGGAAGCCAATCCGGGCAAGATGCCGAACCGCAGCAAGCTGGACACCGTGGACGCAACTGTTGGCAACATCAGCAAACGTGCTGGCAACGAGACCGTCAAGACCTCTGGCACAGTTACTCGTGGCAATGGCTGCGCCACCAAGGGCATCACCGCCCGTGGCCCAATGGCGTAAAGCATGACGTACACCGAACTTGTAGCGGCGATTGAGTCGTACACGGAGAACCAGTTCCCAGTCACTTACTTGGCTGATGGTTCCACTGTGTCCAGCACAACGCAGATCAACTTGCTTATCAAGCAAGCGGAGCAGCGCATCTACAATTCGGTGCAGTTCCCGTCACTTCGCAAGAACGTGACCGGCAGCATTACGGCCAACAACAAGTACTTGGCTTGCCCGAGTGACTTTTTGGCTACCTACTCCATCGCTGTCATCGACGCGCTCGGAGTGTACGAGTACTTGCTGAACAAGGATGTGAACTTCATCCGTCAGGCTTACCCACAGCCAACAGACACCGCGCAGCCCAAGTACTACGCCTTGTTTGGTTCGCAGACCAATGACGCAAACGAATTGACGTTCATCCTTGGCCCGACTCCCAACCTGACGTACGGCGTTGAACTCCACTACTATTACTACCCTGAGTCGATCACTACAGTGAGCGGCGGGCAAACGTGGCTGGGTGACAACTTTGACTCCGTGCTGCTGTATGGCAGCTTGGTTGAGGCGTACCAGTACATGAAGGGTGAGGAAGACATCACCGCTCAGTACGAGGCAAAGTACCAAGAAGCGCTCAACCTGCTCAAGGTGCTGGGTGACGGCAAGGATCGTCGCGACGCTTACCGTAGTGGTCAGACGAGGGTTCCTGTGCCATGATCTATCAAGGTACTTGCGGTAGCTTTAAAGCGGAAGTGTGGAACGGCTACCATGCGTTCAGCTCCGCTTTTCGCACCGCCGATACGTTCCGTATCGCTTTGTACACTTCTGCCGCATCGCTCGATCCTTCGACGACCACGGTGTACACTACCGTAGGTGAGGTGAGCGGTACTGGGTATAGCGCTGGCGGTATCATTCTGGTACCTACGGCTCCGGCAAACTCGGGCGTAGTGGCGTACTTGTCGTTCGCCAACGCGTCGTGGACGGGGGCTAGTTTTATTGCCAATGGGGCGTTGATCTACAACGCTACACAGGGCAACCGTGCTGTTTGTATTCTCGCCTTTGGGGGTGACAAGACGCCGACCAGTGGTACTTTCACCGTACAGTTCCCGGTGAATGGTGCTACCACTTCCGTCATTCGTGCAGGATAAGTTGCAATGGGCGTTACCGTATTCCACTCGCTGACTGCGACCACTCCGGACAACACGCAGTACGAGATCAAGCCCTCCAACTGGAACAGCAACCACTTTGTGTCGTTGAGCCTACAAGGCTCCGACTTGAGTGGCGCGTTCGCCAACAGCCCTACGGTAACGTTCGGTAGCAGTGCGGGGTCTGTCACGGCGTCGGTCAACACGGCCTACGTTGCGCTAAGCAACTCCTCGTCGATCATGCCGATCGCGAGTTCCTCGAACTTCCTTGGCACGGCTGCGTCTGGCTCGTTCATCGCGACGTCTGTTTCTTCGTCGATCATGCCGATCGCGAGTTCGTCGAACTTCCTCGGCTCTGCGGCGTCTGGCTCGTTCATTGCTACCAGCAACTCGTCTAGGTTTCTTCAGACTTCGCAGTCGTCGGTCTTCTTCCAGACTTCGCAGTCGTCTGTATTTTTACAGACTTCGCAGTCGAGCGTCTTCCAGCAGACAAGTGCTACGTCAGCCATCACCTCGGCTGCGTTCCCCAGCGCCCAGACGACTAAATTCGCGGGTACGGGCACGACGTTCTCGGGTACCAACGTTAGTGGGTCGATGACCCTTAATAGCAACGGCTTGAACCTCGCGCTGAGCGCGGGGGCTGGCGGCGGCGGCAACTTCTCGGCGGGCATTTCGACTGGCGGTAACACCTCCGGTATCACGGGTACGGTCTCTAATCAAATTGTCTTCGTTGGCGGCAACAACGTCACGCTGTCGGGTTCTACGGCTGCGGGTGGCGCTACTGTCACCATCAGCGGTGCCAACATTGGCGGTGCCCAGACTGGCATCAGCGGTGTTGCGGTCAGCAATACGACTTATACCAGCGGCACGTTTAGTTTCCGCGACGGCAACAACATCTCGTTTGCCAGCGGTACAGGTCAAGGCGTAAGCATCACCCATAACTTGCAGAGTGCCGGTGCCTACCTTACGACTGCTATGCAGTCGCAGTCTTCATCTGTGTTCGCCCGTACAGGCTTCACGTCTACCACGACTGCTGGTACTGCTCTAGTCGGTACGCTTAACACCAATGGTCTTAGCCTTGGTGTGCCAACGATCATCACGAACGCCTTGACGACGGCGATGTTGTCCAATGCTAGCACGGCGTTTGCTGGCACTGGGTTTGCTGGTACCAACATTACCGGTACCCACAATACGGCGGGTTTGAGTCTCTCTGTCCCTGCCACGTCGTCTATCAGTGCCACGGGTGCGGTCAGCATCTCGACCAACGGCAACACCATAAGCATCGGTGCCCCTGCCATGTCGGTGGGGCTGAGCAACCTTGGCAATACGTCGGGCAACACGGGTACGGTATCTAACCAATTCGTGCTGGCGGGCGGCAACAACATCACGCTGTCGGGGTCTACCAACGCTGCGGGTATGACCGTTACGGTGTCGGCAAATACCGCTGCCGCTGCCAACCTGAGCGTGTCTGCGGGTACGACCTCTGGCGCGTTCGGCGGCATTACGTTTGCCAACAGCAACAACGTCACGTTCGGCCTGAACAACGGTACCATCACGGCGAGCGCTCCCTCGGGCGGTGGCGGTGGCGTGGCTATCGCCAATTCTCAGACTACGTACACTAGTGGTACGGTCAGCTTCCGTGATGGTAATGGTATTACGTTCGCCAGCGGTACGGGTCAGGGCGTAAGCCTGACTCATGGATTGCAGTTCACGAGTGCTACGTCGGCTATTACTAGTGCGGCGTTCCCAAGCGCTCAGACGACCAAGTTTGCGGGTACGGGTACTACGTTCTCTGGTACCAACGTCAGCGGGTCCATTACTCTAAACAGCAACGGCTTGAACATAGCGTTGAGCGCCCCTAACGTTGCTGGAGCGCAGACCGGTATAAGCGGTATCATCGCGGGTACTCAGACGCAGACTGCTGGCACTGTGTCGTTTGCTAACAGCAATGGCATCACGTTTGGTATGTCTAACTCGTCCGTTATTACGGCGAGCCACAACGGACTTACGACTGCTATGCAGTCGAACGCCGGATCTAACTTCCTTGGTACCAACACCGCACTGACTGCCAACGGCGTCAGTGTCACAGCTAACAGCAGCGGTCTGAGCCTTAATTTCCCTGCGTTCCTGACCTCTCAGAGCAATCAAGCGTTCTCCGCTAGCGGCGGTTCGTCTACGTTTCAGACGCTGAACTTCGCCAACTCTAATGGTGTTACGTTCAGCAACAGTAACGGCTCGCTGATTGCGACAGTCAAGACGGACTACTTGACGACTGCTATGCAGTCTCAGTCTTCGTCTGTGTTTGCCCGTACGGGCTTCACGTCTACCACGACCGCTGGAACGGCTCTTGTAGCTACGCTCAATACCAACGGGTTGAGCATGGGCGTACCGACGATCATCACGAACGCCTTGACGACGGCTATGTTGTCCAATGCTAGTACCGCATTTGCTGGTACTGGCTCGGCGTTTACCAACCTGACGGCTACGTTCAATACTGCCGGTCTTAGTATTTCAGCCCCGGCTACGTCGT